TATGTCAGCAATTTGGTTTGAGAACATTGCCTTAACTCCCATAATCGCTTCATTGATGATTAATGGATTAACACCACTAACTTGTGCAGCAGTGTAAACATCACTAAATAAATCATTTGAGATTGCAAATCCTAAATTACCTCTATTGTGGTTATTAGATTGTACTTCCTCAACTAATGCCATCATCAATGATGTGATGTTTGCATTTGTCACTGGAGTTTTTCCTTGACCTAAATAGTTGTAAGAACCATTTGCAGAATCATCAGTGAATAAAGCATACTCAACTTTTGATCCAACCGCTTGAGCAATTGAGTTTCTCAATGCAGTTTCAAGTGATTCGTTGTGTTGCATTGCAGCTTGTTTTGAATAATCAACATAAGATGCAAGTCGTTTTGGAGCAAGGTCTTTTTTGCTCATTGCAGAACCACCATCAGCAGCTGCATCAGTTTCACCTTCCCATTGAGTTGTAACTGCACCCAAGATTGGAATACGTTGGTCAGTTGTTGAAGTTACACGAGTAACACCAAGATCGTCAAGAATTGTATTTGCATAAACTGCATCAACAAAACTTTGAGTTTCGATTCCTGAAGTTCCGTTTTCAGTAACAACCGCACGATTTAAAATCATTGATGGTATAACGATTCCGTTTGCACTTCGACCAATTGCAGTCATTTCTTTTTGACCTTCTTGAGCCATTTCAGCTTCAACTCCTTCAAGTTTTCCACCAAATGCTGCACGTACCGCTTTACCAAAAGAAAATTCTCTTACTATTTCTTTTTCTTCTTTAGTTTCTGCCACTACTGGACTTCCACCTAAATTTGCTGCTTTCATTCTTATTTCTTCTTCTTTTTCTACTTTTGGAAGTTCATCAACTAATTCAGTTAATCTTTCCATGTTTGTATCAAATGATACTTTTTCATCTTCAGAAAAATCTCTATTTTCTTCAGATACTAAATTTTCAAGAGCATCAAGGGAAGTTTTCACTTCACCTATTTCTTCTCTTATTACTTTACTATTTCTCATTTTCTAAATTTTAATACTACAAAAATCAATTATTTGATTATAGGTACTTTGTAACAATTTTAACTTTGTTATAATTTCGCAAAGCTGATTTTGTTTCAAGTCCCATTTCTTGTTCAACAATTTCTTCTTCAACCTCAAGTGATTTTTTAAGTTCATCAACTTGGTCAGCACTTCGTTTGAACGCATCACGATTTGAACCAGCACTCACAATTGACCATTCAACCAATTCTTGTCGTGTGAAATAAATTGTGTTTCTGTCCTCATCTTCTTTGTTGCCATAACGATACTCATGTGGAATTGCTCCAACACTTGCCATCTTTAAAATACCATCTTGCATTTTGTTAAATACTTTGTCAGCCAAAGGATTGTTTCCTTCACGTTCAAATGTTACCTCACCAATTAAAGCATCACCATCCCTAAACACTCGTGATGTTCCAATGATAGTGTCAGGATTAGAACCACTCACTTCGTGATTATATCCAACAATTGGATTGCGGTCATATGTTGACAAATCCCAACCATCAAGTTTGAATGATGTTCCATGTCTATCAATAGACTCTGTTGATATAACAAATTGTGCAGTTCGTTCAACTTCATTTATATTTCGAACCTCTGCAAGTCTTTCTATTTTATTCATTACTTTTCTATTTTGTTCAATTTCTTTTAATTTACTTTCTGACCATCTTTTGCCAGCTTTACCACCCCATAATAAATATGATATTGTTCCGCATGCTTCAGTGTTACTTTCATCATAATAAACCTCAGCTCTTGATAAATATGAATACATGCGTTTTATTGTATCATATGAAATTTTTTCTCGATTAGCTAACTGCTGACCACGATTTTTACCCACACTAGTTGCGCATTTATTTCCAACTTTTTTATTTAATTCAATGCCTCTTTTAGCATTATTCGAAACTGCTTTAGGATAATCGTTATACGTCGCCATTTTCTTTTTTATAATATTCTTTTATATCCTCAATTGGTATTCTGTTTATTTGAACATAACGTTCATCACCGCCTTCAATTGGATTTCTATCTTCAAGCTCAAGTACATCATTTATGCTATATGCACCAATATCAGTCATCAGTCTATAATATTCACCTTTTGTTTTGACATCAGTTCGAAGTAAACGATCAACATTGTGCTTGAAATAATGGTCAATTTTTTCCGTATCTTTTAAGAAGTTTTCTTCTATATTCTTGTTCAATCTTTTCAATCCATGTTCCAATTGAATAAGTCACAAATTCAATTGACTGGTGTTCAATGTTTGAAAACGTTGAATTTTCCATTTCATTAATCATGTGTGATGGTATTCCCAAAATTGTTGCAATCTCATTCTTTTGGAATTTACGAGTTGAAATCCATTCAGCATCTGCTGGAGGAAGTCCAATACGATGATATTTTGAACCAGCATCAAGTATTGCAGTTCCACGTGTTCCGTTTGCACCATAATTTGATTGCCATTGCTGATTAATTGCATCTTTTGTTTCAGGTTTTAAAACACCCTGATATTCGATATAGCCGTCAATCCTCGTCCCTTTGTTGTAAAAATCTGCCCCATAATCTTGGGCTGCAATCGATAAGCCAAGATTTTGTTTGTGTGCTTGTATTGCAGAAAGTCCAACAACAGGATCAACCCCAAACCCTCGAAGATTTATCATGTCAGCATCTTTAACAAGTAATGATTCAGTTTCATTGTATGCTTCCTTGACCTGAACTTTCCAATAAATCTCATCATCATATTTGATTGGTTCGCATTGTTCACGAGTTACATTGACCAATGATGTTGGTGTTCCGAACTGATCACGTTCAATAATAGCCAAACCATTCCCATGATTGATTGCGGATGTGATTAATATTTGTGTGAAGTCAAATGAAATTGATTCATAGTTTGCTTCAGCATTCAACAAGTATTCAGTTGGATGTGCAACTATTTCCCTTCTTCCATTTTGTTTGCGAAAAACTTCAACTGGCAACATTGCCACTGATTCTGTAATTCTTCTTACTCCAGCCCAATATGCTGACAAACCCATTGCGGTTTCTTCAGTAACTGGTGTTCTCCCAATCATTCCGCCAAAGTTTGCGCTTAAAAAACCTTTTTTTTCAGATAGAATTGGATTGATTCTTTTAATTTGAAAACCGAATAAATTCACTAATGCAAAAATGAAACATTAGTTTTTAATTAAAATGTAAAATATTTAACTATATTAATATTGACTTTATTCCTGCTTTTAATAATAAGTCTAGCCCACTTGTATCTTTATAATATTCTTTAAAATATACTTTTTTAATTTTACTTTGTACAATTAATTTTGCGCAATTCATACAAGGCGAATAAGTACAATACATTGTTGCACCTTCAGAAGAGTTTTCACTTGTTGCACATTTAGCAATTGCATTTGATTCAGCATGTAATACTTCCGGCTTAGTTTTGCCGTTTTCTTCGCATATATTATCAAAACCTGATGGCGTACCATTATAACCAATAGCTATAATATTTAAATTTTTAACTATTATACAACCAACTTTCTTTTTTTCTGCAGTTGAATTTTTTGAAACCTCAACCGCAATATTCATAAAACTATTATGTGAAATCATTTATTTTTTATAAACGTACCATTTTGCATTTTGCCTTTTCTTTTTGAAATAACATCATAAGCTTCATTAATACAATTTTCTATAGTTATATTTTTTGTATTAAATGATTTATTACCAAGTTCAGCAATGCTTACTAAAACAACAACACAATCGCCAATTGCATCAACAAACTCATTATAATCTTCGTTTAATATTGCTTTTGATAATTCACCAGCTTCTTCAAATAATTTTAAAGTTTGTGTTTTAACATCACCAGAATTATAAATACCTTTATTTTTTGCCCATTCTCTAATTGGTAAAAATTCGTTTTTTAATTTCATATTGCTATTGGTGCTTTTATTGCTTCGCAGCTTTTATAATTTATTAAAGTTAATTTATTATTTTTATATTCATAATCAGGAAAATCAAAAGATTCATTATTGCAATATTGTAAAGCTTGATCATAATGATTACTATAAACATGCGCATCAACTATGTTTAAAGCTATTTTAGAAGCTTTTAAAGAAGTTTTTTCAGAAATATATAATAATAGCTTACTGAATAAACAAATGTCATATGGCAGCCCTAAAAACAAATCTGCTGATCTTTGCACAACAAACATGTTTAATTTATCATAATTAACAAAAAATTGGAAATATAAATAACAAGGTGGCAAAGCCATATCTTTTAATTGATTAGGGTTCCATAATGAAATGATATGCCTCCTACTATCTGGATTATTTTTTATTGAATCAATAACGTTTTGTAATTGATTACAATTTTGATTATTAAAATTTAACAACTGATAACCGTAAACAGGCCCCAGCTCTCCCTTATTATTTGCCCACTCATCCCATATTTTTATTTTATTATCTTTAAATCTTTTAATGTTTGTTTCACCATTAATAAACCATTCAAATTCTGTATCAAATATATTTTGATAAATTTTTTTGCTTGTCATAATTGGAAATTTTTTTTCCATTTGCCACTCAAGTGATTGGTTAAATAACGACCAACACCCAACACCTGTTCGATCATTTCGAAATATTGTTTCGTTTTCAGATAGTGCGTCTATAATAATTTTTTTATATTTATTCTCCATTTTTTAAATTATTAAATGCACCAGCATAAGCAACAAGGTCAAGCAATGTATCTTCTTTTGAATTATAAGCCAATCGACTTATTTTTAAAGCAATCATACATTTATAAAAATCGTCTTGAGTTATTTCTTTATTACAAAGCTCGCTCGCAATTACTGCAGCTTTTTTCATTGAGCTTGGAAAATCGCCGTATTGCCGCTCTTTTTCTTCTTTCCTTAAGTTTATAATTTCGTCGGCTTTTTTAAATATATTCATTGTTAAAGATTATCTCTCATTCCATTATTCATTAATGCTTGTTCATAGTTACTAATTTCCCATGTTACATTTTTAAAATGAGTTCTACAAAAATCTTGTGCCTCATTTAATGTTAAAAAAGTTTCTCCATGAAATCCTCTTAATATTTTAAAATCTCCTTCAAATTTAAATCTTATAAATATTGATTCCGTTAATGTTTTTAATTGTTGTGCAGTTAATTCTTTCATTTTGTTTAATTGTTTATTGTACTACAAATATATACACAATTATTTAATAAAAAAATATTTTATTATTTTTTTTTATAATTTATTGATTGCAATGCTTTGAATGATTGATAATTTCTGTGTGGTTTATAGTCAGGTAAATAAATATTAATTTCTTTCACACATTGATCATAAGCCATTTTTCGAATTTTAACTTTTTTTAAGTGTTTATGAAACAAGTCATCAATTCCTTTTGTCACTGCGTCAATTATTTCTTCAGGAACATTTACGATTGTAGTGTTCTTGTTTGACAAAATAACACGATAAGAATCATAATCTTTGTAATGTTTAAAATGTGGTGCATATTTACGAACCAAATTAAGCGCTTCATCATACGCATCTTCAGGAGAATGATTTTTTAACATTTCAAGAAACAAAAAATCAAAGTTTCTTTTGTTATTTAAAACATCATATATTTTTTTTGGTAATATCATATTATATATAAATTTCCATCTTCTAAATAAGATTTGTTTGAATCAGGTTTGTCCAACCATAAACCAAATGCCATGATATTAGAAATCAATCCATCTATTTTTTTGTTTGGTGATTTAAAATCTTTTTCAAGTTTTATGTTTCCAGCAGGATCAGACTTGACCGATGCATTGCCAACCATCCAACGCAACACTGGATTGTTGCCATGATTAAACTTTTTACTTTCAACCATTGCCTGAAGTTCTTTAGTTGGTGCATTCATAGATTTAAACCCTTGCCTAAATTCAATTAAATCAAACCCTTCTTCATACAACTTTGGTGCAATGTGATGTGAGTTCCAATTATCATATGCAATAGATTGAATATCATATATTTTGTTAAGTTGACCAAGTTTGTATATTATAAAATCATAGTCAATTACATTGCCACTTGTTTCTTCAATATATTCATCACGCACCCATTCACGATATTTAATATTTTTTTTATCCGCTGATTGTGTTCCTTTATCTTCAGGTAACCAAAACCAATTTTTAGAATAATACTTTTCATCTATTTTCCAAACTAAACTGAATGCAGTGATGTCACTTCGTGATGATAAATCAAGTCCACCATAGCAAGGATAATCACGCAACATCTCATCATCAAAATCCCAATGTGATTTGGTCCATACCTCATCATTAATCCATCCATCTTTTGATTGTGTCCATATATTTAGATAATATCTTTTGAATGAGTTCAAACTTGCTGCACTCACCATTGCTTTGTTTGCTTCCTTTTCATAGGCACGTTTACCAATACTTATGTTGTAGTTTGGATTTGCTTTCTTCCAAGTATTTTCATTAAATGGATCGTCTTCTTTGTCTGCACCATATATGCAAACAAGTTGTGATTCATCTTCAATCAAACCTTTTGCAATGTCAATTGCTTGTTCATGCCTTTGGTATCCAATACCATATAAATCAGAACCAGCAGTTGTGATAATAAACGACAAAGGTTGTTTCCTTGCACCTTGTGATTTCTCAACCATCTCAAGGACCTCATTGTTCTTATGAACATGCAACTCATCAATGATTGCCAGTTGTGGATTTATACCATCTTCACCACCAGCTTCTTTTGAAAGTATTTGATATGTTTTTAAACCACCAATGTGGTCAGGTGCAGTTATTGAGTTTCTATAAATATTACACTTGGATTTTAATCTTGGTGATTTTTGAATCACTTGCTTTGTTGCTTCAAACACCAAACCAGCTTGTTTTCTTCCCCAAGCCACAGCAACGATTTCGGAACCACCTTCTTTTTCGATGTCTATAAAAACACACGCAATTGATGCAGCCAAAAATGATTTACCTGATTTTTTTGGAATCTCAATGTATGCACTTGTGTATTTTCGAAGTCCAGTTTCTTTGTGTTTCCAGCCAAATAATGGTTTTATAATATCATCCTTTTGCCATTGCTCCAAGATAAATGGTTCACCAGCTTTGTCACCTTTTACGTGCTTAACATTTTCTTCAATGTATCGAACCACAATATTTGCAGTCTTTTCATCAAAGTAATATTTATCTAAATCAATATTTTTAAAATTAGTTTTATATGCCATCAGAATAAATATCTTTATCTTCTTCAGGTTTTTGTTGTAGTTGGATTCTTGTTCTTGCCGATGGACTAAATCCAAATTCTTGTGACAATCTTAAAAAGTCCTTTCTTAATTTGTTTAGTTCCATATATAATGGATCAATTTTTTTCATTCCTTTGTCATCAAGATAATACCTTCCTTTTGTGTTTTCTTTTAACCATTCCAATTCACTATATACATAACAATATTCTTTAAATAAAGTCAGGTCAATAAATGATATATAACCATACAATTTTTGTGACTGCATAAGTTGTTGTGTCCACATTTTTTTTGCAACATCATTCAAATCTTCAGGTGGTGATGGAACTTCGTTGTGAACCCATTGCAAAGCATTCGTGTCTGCAATTGGATCGTCATGCCTTGATGGTTGATAATAACCCTTTTTTATTGTGATTGCTTTTGGTGGTGGTACTGGTCCTCTTTTGCCCATTATAATATATTTCTAATGTGTGGTAAATTGTTTTTTATAATATATTGATCTCTAAAAATAGCAGCTTCAACCTTATTTTTAAAATTACCTAAATCGTGTCTTTTATTTTTAAAATTAATTAAAACACGATAAGTGTTTGATTCTGTATTTTTATGAACTCCAATAAAACCACTGGTATTTTTTAAGGACCTTCTATTTGTTGCATTTATATATGGTTCTACATAACGACAATTTGATGGTTCATAATTTTCATTATTGTTAATTCTATCTATTTGCAACCCTTTTTTATACCCATTATTTAAAGACCATTTT